AAGGCTCTTGCTGCTTTGGTGGCCACATTTTGTCGAATTGATTAACTATTATTTTAGGCGCAGTTCGTTTTTCGCCGTTCTTTTCCCATTCATCAATTTGCAATCGGCCAGAAATAACAATCTGCTCACCCTTTTTCATAATGTTTGCAAAGTTTTCGGCATTGCGTCCAAAAACGGTGCAGTTAAAAAAATCAGTTTTTTTATCTTTACTCAATCTATCACAAGCAACTGAAAAATTTAACCTAAACAAAGCATCCCCATTATGCTCACTTACGGTCAACTCGTCTATTCGAGAAACTCTGCCACTAATTGTAATATTGTTTATTGCCATACTATACTCCTTTTAATATTGATAACAATGATTTTCTAAAGCAAACTGATAATCTGGATCATCCTTTAAATCAGGTTCACCGCCTAAATTAAACATCCAGTCTAAATCATCTCCTGAAAATGGTGAATTAATTTCTTTTATATCCAATAACGACATTTTCTACTCTCCTTAAATCATGAAAGATATTGAAACAAATCTTTAATATCCATGCTACTGCCAGCAACCCCCCCAAAGTCGATAAATGTATTATCGCAACCCATGTCATCACCAGAAGGCGAATAGCTTAAATATTCTTGAATTGAATCTAAATCATTGGATTCAATCGCTTCAATGACTTTATGTAAAATTGATATCGCATACTCTTTAACCTTCTTGTTTCGCAGTTTATTAATATCTTCAATATTCATACCAAGCGAAACTAAATACTCCTCAATTTCTTTGTTAAATATCTTATCTATTTTATTTATCATTAGTCTACTCCTATTAACAAACAATCAAACTATACCAATATTATACATTGTTAAAAACAACTTGTCAAGAATTGATTTTTAATCTGGCAGTGAATTAAGCATCTAATTTTACAGTATATCGCAAAGACGGCTACTCCGGCTCGATGCTCTGTCAATTATCGGCATCGGTGCAATTGGGGTTAAATTATTTTGCGCCACTGTATCTTCAACCAGAGATTTGTACTCGCTTATAATCCGTCTTACCAAACGACTTTCTTTTTCACAAAGGTATCGATTGTTAATAAACAAGTTCTCTATCCATTCCGATGCGCTAACTTTAGCTGACGAAAGGCCGCTAATTGTAGAATGCCAGTGATACTTTGCGTGATTTAAAAGTTCAATCAACATGTCGGGGTCTAGTATTAAATCTTTCTTGATCCTCATAGCCCGTCCACAATCGATCTTAATGTCCTTAACTGCTTTAGAAAAATCATCTCCCAAATGCTCGGGAACATAAACAACTCGATTATTTATTTCTATGGGGACAAAATCTAAAATATCGTTTGTAATCGTTCGTGGGCTTTCCGGTTTTAGACTCGGCGATCTCGGTGGCGTTGAAGGCCTCAGTTGTGGGCTTTCCGGTTTTAATTTCGGCGATTTTGGGGGCGTGGACGGCGGTGTAAATCCGCCGGCTAAGATAAATCCACCGCCCATTAGCTGAGACCGACAAAAGTCCGTAACAACTGTATCTCGCTTAACAAGCTGTAAGGGATTGGAACCTTCCGTGGTGTTGGTGGTTCAATCTCTTTATACTGAATCACTTGAACTTGATCTAAAAAACTTACTCGTGCGTTTTTATTGTATGTGTAAGGAAATTTAGGCTGGCTGTACCGTGGCTGTGACTTTGGTTTGTTTTGCTCCTCTCGTTGATACTCATACTTTAAATGCGTATACTTTGCAATCCCTGGTTTAGTATTATTTGGTTTAATATTATTTGGTTTCATATTTATTTATTATACCTCAATTAAAGACTAATGTTGCAAACATCACAAAAATACCATGTTTCTCCACTTGGCATTGTTCGCCCAACCGGCGTTCCATTACAATCATCCTTTTTGCATTTTTTAGCGACCTCTGTTTGACCACTTGGTTGTTTTGTGGCTGGCTGTTTTTTAGGGACATATTCAAAACGCTTCATCTCCGCTTTTAACTGTGATTCTGTATTGTCGTGAAAATCAGCATCCTTGGTATCATCGATTGCAAACAATGCGTTTAATGCATACTTTCTAGCGTAAGAACTAGCTGCCCCTGTGATCTGTTCATCTGACATACCTTTTTTGTCTTGTGGCTCCCTTGCCTGGGCAGTAGTTTTAACACTTGAGCCACTTTCTGCGTGGTATAAAACAGCAGTTGTTTTTAAATATATTCGATTCCCAATCTCAAAAATACATTCATCCTCAAAAACAACATAACATCCATGTTTATGCAGATGTGGCTTTAAAGATGCAAGAATGTCCTCGCAAGACCGATATTTATATTTACCAAAAGCATTGTATTGACTTTTTTGACATTCTAGTTTTGACTGAATATCCACTAATGCTATACCTGCTTTATTTTTTTCCATTATTTAGCCTCCAATAATTTTAACAATTCAACACGCTTGTAAATGTCATTTTTAAGTTTGTTCGACATCATGGTTTGGCACAACTCATTATTTTCAATGCCAAGCAACTGGCACAAATCATCGATAAAACACTCATAATCATCAACAATGCTAGAAACATCGGAGCAACAGCTTTCAAGCTCCTCTGAAACATAGCTATCATAATTTGCAACTTCTTCCATTTTTTTTACTCCTATTAACAAAACAATCAAACTATATTGATATTATACATTGTTAAAAACAGTATGTCAAGCATCAACTTTCAACTAAATCCATTTTTAAAAAAATTAATAAAATCGCTCATTCAACCAAAAAACCATTGCTTCAGACAATAAATCATCACCCCAATATTTGGCAGTTTTCAGAATAAAGCCACGGCTATTACGCAAGGAATTACTCGCATACCTCAACGCAGTAATTTTCTGCTTTACCGCTTCCAGGACAACCTCTTTATCCCCTCTCAGACGTTCAGACGCATACTCCAACGCAGAGCCATTCTGTTTAACCGCTGCTAGAACAACCTCTTTATCATTACACACACTACCATGGGAAAACTCATCTCCCACAGCATCCCAAAAATCACCAGCATATTCCAACGCAAGCCCGTTCTTCCTCACTGCTTCCAGTACCACCTCACGATCACCACGCAATTTCTCACTCGCAAACTCCAACGCATGCCCAGACCGCTTCACCGCTTCTAAAACTTCTGCCTTTGTGCTATTTTCATCAATCACCTTTTACTCCTATTAACAAAACAATCAAACTATGGATTTATAATATACTGTTAATAACAGCATGTCAAGCATAGAATGTGTCAATCATCTTATCAATGTATGCCCTAGCTTTTTTTAAATCTTCCAAGCCGTTTTTATATTTATACCTAGTAACATACTTAACAACATTGCCGGACAAATAGCACATATTATTAGAAACTATGTAATCCCATGGCTGGATACTACCCTGCTTATAATGACTTGGATTTTCTGGCGTATCACTCACGACTTATCCCTTAAAAGCACGGCCGTTGCGTTTTTAAAAAAATTATCAAAATAGGTCTTGTCAACTTTATTGACTTTTTCACTTCCTTTCAAAAGGGTTTGCCCAACCGAAACTGGCGATTTCTCTAGTTTTATCTTTCCCTGCAAAAAATCGATGTACAATTCCCTAGCCTGATTGTCTACCCACTGCCATTTATCAACGCTGGTATTCTCAACTTTCAAATCTCCAATACATCGCTTAATTGTATATACGTCATTATCCATCCCACGCTTGTTTGTTGCCTGAGATTTAAACCGATTTAAAAAATCAATGATTCGATTATGGTGATGTTCAGTAACCAACTGCCTTTGAATTGAGTAAATGTCAGCAAGTTTCGGTGCATACTTAGATGTTTCAATATGCCTTTCCAAAATTCTTTTAAGAACTGGCAAGTCAATATTTCTTTTCAAAATATCATCAGTCAAATAATTAATCTTGCGCTCATAGTCTTCGTCAATTTTAACCAGCCGATCAAAACACTCAAACACAATCCTTTGAATAGACGCTCTATCCATAACTAGGCTCCAACAATTTAGACGCATTCACACTTGGCGTAACATCAATAATTCCTACACCTTGCCTTGCGTTCATTTCTGCGATCCGCTCATCAATCGACAACCCAGACGATTGTTTAGAATGCCCAATATCATTTTCCAACCAATCTTCCCATTCCCCCATCCACGTTGAGCCATGCTTGATATATTCACTTTGGATATTAGAATTAGAAACGTACTGATTATAACGATCAAGTGCTTTCATTAACAAATCGTAATCCGATTGCTTTTTAATTTTACTTTTAAACCGCTTAGCTGCTAGTGTTTTGCCCATTTTACGTGGGTATTGTTTCCAAAAATTATTAAACCATGTTTTTTGATCCGGCTTTTCCCCCTCTGGCTTGGCAACCAAAGCCCCAAATTTCCCACAAGCATTACACTCACACCCTTTACACTTTCCAGATTTAATCCCCTCCGGCACTACTGCACGGTATCTGCAAAACTTAGCCCCATTCTTGTAGTAATCCTCTTTAATTAGCAAGCCATCGGCAGTCAATTCTTTTAACGCATCTAAAACAGAACGCTTACTGCCTGTCCACTCAGCTATATAGCTAGATGAGCCGTTAAACCACTCATTTTTACCCTTTTTAGTAAATCCGTATATCAACGCATACACATCACGCTTAACGCCAGACAATCCCATTTTTCGCATGAATGCATAGATTTTAATGTAGTTATCGTTATTCATTATGCCAAAACCTCGCTTTTAGGGCTTAAATGACACTGCGATATTCTGTAGCCGGACTGCCCAAAGTCATCTAGCCCAGACTCAATAACTTGTTTTAAAAGCAATTCGTTTAAAATGACATTAGCTGAACTCTCATTAAGTCCTGGGAGCCATTTAGCTATGTATTCAACGCCTCCTGTGTATAAATGCACACGGTCTTGTGAAGCCTCGTGTATTATCCCAGCGACAATCATCTCTGCGGATGTTAAATGCTCGCCTTCAAACTTTTGTAACAAAAAATCGGGTACAGTGACCGAATCAAAACCATAATTCATAAAAACCTCCTTTTCTCAACAATCAAACAAGTCAGATTATGCAACATACAAATCAAATTGTCAACAACCAATTTTATTGGCTTCTTGATGTCAAGAAACCAAGCTTTCTTTTTTTTATATTTTTTTCTTTTAAGAATATATATAAATTTATTATCTTAGTACTATATATTAACTTAGTATTATATATATTATATACTATTATATATGGGTGCAATTTCTGCACCACCCCCATGCAGTTTATGCACACTAGTTTCAATATTAAAAAGTGTTGACATATACGAAATGGGTATGTTATTATAATAGTGTCTAGTGAATAACTCTTCGTTTGCTAGGCCAATCAAACTAGCCAGGCGGTTGGGAACTTATTGTGATTTTTATCGTTTTATCATTTCTCAAGAATGCTTAAAACAAACTCTAAAAAAGAAAAACTATAAACTCAAAACAAATCCGTGTCCCGACCGCCAACGGTGAACAAATACTAAATATATTTAGTGAAACCACGAATATGATCTATTTTTTTTCGTAAAAGATCGATTTAGTATAATTTCTATTCAACCATGCCTGTAAGGACACCTTGCACCATCCGTAATGCTTTGCAATTTGAATCACTGACATTCCGGTGTTCTGTAATCTTTGAATATTATCAATATTATAATCATACTTTGGTTTTTTAGGCATGATTATATAGTAGCACATTATCAATGCAAATATAACATTGACAAATTTTCAAACTACAAATATAATTTTATTAGTTTGATTGTATAATAATAAAAAGGTGATAATTATGATAGACCAAGCACAAAGTAAAGTAAATTTTAAACTTATTCGAGAATTGTTAGCCTATTGGGAAGATTGGGAAACAAGCAACTTGTCTTTAATGCCAGTATCTATGCATTTAAACCGGCAACGTTAAGAGTTGTCTAAAGAACTGCTTATATTTGGTGATTTTTTCTATGCCCTATCAATAGAGGTAACGCAAGCCAATAAGTTTGCACATGCTAGAAAAGATGAACTTGCAAATTTAATGGCTGGGTTTATTGATAAGGATGGTGACGACTTAGATATTGACTAAGATAATTCAGCAAGCAAATCTTGAATTTGTTGTTTTTCAGATTCTGATGCAACAGAATTAAAATTCTCATTTAAAGTAAGAACACCAATTTTTTCAATTAATTGATCTTTTAATTTTAAAAATTCATCGTTTTGAGATTTTTTTAGTTCATCAATTTCATCCGCTTGTTTTTGTTTGATATTTTGATATTCTTTTAAAATATCCATATAATTGTTGTATGCATTAATTAATTCCTGATTGTCTTTGATTTCTTTTAAACTCATTTTTTTAGTGTTACTCCTATGTTTTTTTTGCTTTTGTCTACTTTATATTCTACACCATATTGATCAAATTCTTTCAAAGCAATTTCGTCTTTTCTATCACCAAAAATCAGAATATTATATATTCCACTCTGCTCAACAACAATTTTTGCTTTTCTACCCCCATCAATAACCTCACCCCATGCCCTTCCAAAATGTCTGAATGGGTTTGCCCATACCAAACTATCTGTGTTCAAATGTTCAAAATAATCGGGTAAGTCTATGTAATTATCGCCCTCAGTGCAATCAATCTGATATTTGTATATGTTACCCCCAGCACTTGGTGTTTCCACGAAATAATGACGCAATCGGTGTGTGTCTTTCTTTTCTGGATTGGGATGTGCAATATCAAATGACCCTGACCCTTTAGACAGTGATCCGCTAACAATGGCATTGCCGTTGACGTGTAGTTTTTGGCTAGGGCTAGTTGTCCCAATGCCAAAATTCCCACCGTTTGTCAGACGCATACGTTCTGTTCCATTGGTTCCAAAGAATAAACCGTGATTGGTGTAGGTTCTTAATGTTGCACCCCCACCCCCCGCATAAAATTGACCTACAACATTGCCATTATTACCACGTAAATTCAAAACTGCATAACTATTACCGCTTGCTGTGTTTGTTAAATTAATTCCAGCCCCTGCCCCTGACGTAACTGATTTTTCCATATCCAAAACAGCATACTCTGTCGGACTCATTCCAATGCCTAAGCTATCGTTGATTATAACTTTGCCATCGTTTTCAATCCTCATCCGTTCTGTGGCATTTGTTCCGATAGATATAGGATGGTTGGTGTAGGTTCTTAAGTAAGCAACACCTCCAAAACCATCTGCGTAATATTGAGCCTGAACCGTTCCATTATTGCCTAGCAATACAAGCGCAGCATGGCTACTACCGCTTGTCGTATTTGTGTAGGTGTTGTTTAACCGAATGGATAATCCCCCACCACTCGATTCAGATCGTTCCATATCCAAAATAGTAGTATCTGTTGCCACTTTACCAATACCAAGTTTGCCACTGATCGTTGCGTTTCCTGTAACATCTAATTTTTCACTTGGGGTATCGTTTCCAATCCCAACATTACCGCCATTGTGGACTAAATACACATTGGCATTATCAGGTTGTATATAAATGGGTGTCCCAGTATTGGTACTGTAATTATAAGAAAAAAGCTTTGACCCAGACCCATAATTATTTAGGCCAATTACGTTATTATAATTTTCCGTGCCGGCGACGATTGATCCCTCTACCCCAAGGCCAAACGATTGAATGCTTGACCCTAAACTCGCCCCAATTGATACCTTTTGAGCGGGGCTGTTATTCCCAATCCCTACTTTGCCATCATCGGCGACAAATATACCACTTCCACCATCGTTATACAATTTTAAACCATTTGCATTTCTTGCACGAATCTCACTAGCTAAAAGTTTTATAATAATGTCAACATCCCCGTTGTCAGCCACAGTTACACCAGCTGTTCCGTCATCATTAAGTAATGCTATCCCCCCAACATCTCTCGCACGGATACCTTCTGTTGCTATGTACTGGCCTGAATTTTGCGTAAAAGAATTTTGAACATTTATATTTTCTACATTTGACAAACCAACATCTGATTTAACTAAACCCAAGGCCGTTTTTAAGGTTGTATCAATATCTAAATCTTCAACATCCCCTAATCCTGCGGTTGTTCGCCCCTTAACTGTGCCAGTAGCAACATGAGCCATTTTAGCATTGGTTACAGCTTCATCAGAAATTGTTAAAGCTGTCGAGCCTGTAACATCCCCTGTGTGCGTTGCATTGCTTATTTTGGCATTATTTGTTGCAATATCAGATTCCATAGTGTCTAAATCCACTGCTTGCGTAACTGATATATGCCCCAACTTTGTTTGCTCTGCACTTGTTATAGTTGTTGGTTTGTTAAGTATCTGTGCATCCCCTGAAACCGCATTCCAATCAGCATTAACATTAACTTCTGCCCCTGCTTCAATGCCAGAAAGTTTTGTTCGTTCTGCTGTAGTTATAATTGAGCCAGAACCTGCACTAGTAACATCTGCCAGTTCTGTGACATTATGCGTGCTTAAATCTGTAACATCGCTTGGTTTATTTAGTATTTGGGCATCGCCACTAACAGCGTTCCAATCGGCATTTACATTAACTTCTGCTCCTGCTGCAATGCCTGACAG